TGAGACGAGATTGACGTGTACCGACGACCACCCTATCCTCACGGCGCGCGGCTGGCTTGCCGCGGGAGCCTTGCGGGAAGGGGATGAGCTCTGGTCAGTGTCTGGTACGCCGGAACGTCATGGTGGCAACGACCTGACGGATATTTCGACCACCGACGCCTCGGGCAATTGTTGCACCGCCGCGTCTTCGAGGACAATTTCGGACCCGTCCCGGACGGTTACTGCGTCCACCACAAAGACCACGACAGAACCAACAACGACCCTTCCAACCTTGGCGTCATGCCGGCGGGGGAACACACCCGCCACCACAACACCGGCAGCGTATGGTCAGATGCGCGCAGACAGGAACAGCGCGAGCGCTTCATGGCGTTCACGGCGTCGAGACCTGCTGAGATGCTCGTGTGCGTTCAGTGCCGCCAGCCTTACGAACATCGCTCCATTACTCCGCCGGGCGGTTTCTGCGGCACTCGGTGCATGGACCTGTACCGACGACCTGTCTTCGGCGGCGAGGAGCGGGAGTGCGCGCAATGCGGCAGCGTTTTCGGCGCGATCCGGCCCGCCCATCGGTTCTGCTCAGCGAGATGCAACAGGGCGTACCAGACCCGCCGTCCGCCCGTCGACAGGACGCCGAAACCGTGCCTCGCCTGTGGAACGTCGTTCGCGCCAAAGCGCAACAACGCCAAGTATTGCTCCCGGCCTTGCGCTGTCAAAGGTGCCCGTAAGGCGCCTCGTAAAATCCGCGGCGCACGTGCCGGTGTACGACCTGACGATTGAAGACGTACATGAGTTCATCGCGGCAGGGATTGTCGTGCATAACTGCGACGAGGTCGCGGCGTGGCAGAACGACCAGGACACATGGGACATGCTCGAGATGACCCTGCGCCTGGGCACCACGCCGCAGATCCTGTGGACCAGCACGCCGAAGCCGCGCACCCTGATCCGCAACATCTCGGCGCCCAAGCCCGGGCGCATCATCGTCACCGGCTCGACCTACGAGAACAAGGCCAACCTCGCGCCGAGCTTCCTCAAGAAGATCACGGTCTACGAAGGCACCAAGCTCGGCGAACAGGAACTGCACGCCAAGCTGATGGACGCCGAGGAATCGGGCATCGTCAAGCGCAGCCAGTTCCGCATCTGGCCGCACGACCGCCCGCTCCCTGTGTTCGACCTGATCATCGTCAGCCTCGACACCGCCTTCACGGAGCGCACCCGGGCCAAGGACAGCGACGCGGCCACCGACACGATGAAGGGCGATCCGGACCCGACCGCCTGCACCGTATGGGGCGTGTTCAAGCACGAGAAGCGATCGAACATCATGCTCCTTGATTGCTGGGACGAGCACCTCGGCCTGCCGGAACTGATCCGGCGCTGCAAGCGCGAGATGCAGGCGCGCTACGGCGATGACAGCGGGCCGATCATCAAGCCCATCTTCGGCCCGGCGACCTCGGACATGTCCGGCCGCAAGCCGGATATCCTGCTGATCGAGGACAAGGGCTCGGGCATATCGCTGCGGCAGATGCTCGAGCAGGAAGGCGTCATTGCCTACCCCTACAACCCGGGACGCGCCGACAAGCTGACGCGCCTGCATATCGTCTCCCCGGTATTCGCCCGGCGTCTCGTCTGGCTGCCCGAGAGCAGCAACCCTTCGCGCAAGGGCCAGCCGGTCAACTGGTGCGAGACCATGCTCGCGCAACTGTGCTCCTTCACCGGGACCGGCAGCATCAAGCACGACGACTACGTCGACAGCACGTCGCAGTGCCTGCGGCTGTGCATGGACAAGGGCTTCCTGTCGGCACAGGTGCCGGCGCACGAGCAACGTCAGGCCCGGGAGGAGAGCGAGGTCAAGCGCCAGTTGCGCCGGCCAGGGTACAACCCCTACGCGTCTTGACGCGTCGCTTGCGGCGTGCCACTTACAGCGAGTGGTTTAAAGGAGGGTATGGGCCATGGGGGATGCAGTGTTGGACGACAGGCCGGAAGCCAAGCCGGATTTCTTTTCGTTTCGGCCGCAAACCGACCACCCCCACTGGATAGACCTCGCCATGAACGACGTGGCGCAAACTGCGCGCAGCGGCGCGTTCCCGCAACCGGACTGGCAGCGCTGGACCATAATCCCGGAAGACGATCCGCTGGCCTCGGTCTACCCGCCGGGCCTCTACTTCGAGGGCTGGTCGGTCGCGCCGCACCGGATGGAACCACAGCACCGCGAGCCTGTGGGCTTCAATTTCCCGCTGCAATACCTTCAATAGGCAGCATCAACGAAAGGGTGGAAAATGGAAACCGAAAGTCTCAAGGCGACCGAAGCCGAATGCGCTGAAGGCCGCACCGCGCCGCGGGTCAGCCTAGCCGACCTCGAGGCGAACATCAGCACACTCGCCTACTTCACCGCAGGCGACGCCGTCATATACCTGTGCCATCCCGAGATCGACAAACTCGTGCTGGAGGAGGACGACCGCGACAACCGGCAGTCGCTTGACGTTCTCACCATTTGCCCGCTCGTGACCCGCAACGGTTTCACGCTCATCGGCAAGAGCGCGCCGGCCAGCCCCGACAACTTCGACCCCGTGCTTGGCCGCAAGCTCGCCTACGAGGACGCCGTGCGCCAGCTGTGGCCGCTCATGGGCTATGCGCTGCGGGACAAGCTCGCCGGGCTGTGACCCCCTCTGCGCCCTCCAAGGAGAACTTCTGCTATGTCTGGAAAAAGGATACTCCTATGAGCAAGCCCGTCCTGTGCCTTGATTTCGACGGCGTCATTCACAGCTACGAAAGCGGCTGGCATGGGGCTGACGTCATTCCTGACCGACCCGTGCCGGGTGCCGTCGATTTCATTTTACGTGCGCAGGAGCATTTCTGCGTTGCCATTTTCAGCAGTCGCAGTCACCAGACGAACGGAATTAGTTCGATGCAGTCGTGGCTGCTCGGCCGCGCGCAAGAGGCGTGGGTACACCGAGAAGGCATACTGGCCGAACTCGGGCCGTTCAGCGAAGTGCTCAAACGGCTTGCCCAGATAGAGTGGCCCACCGAGAAGCCGCCTGCGTTCTTGTCGATCGACGACCGGGCGTTGACCTTCAACGGCAACTGGGCCGACTTCGATCTGGAGGAACTCAAGAGGTTCAAGCCGTGGAACAAGTGACAGACGATTTCGCCAACTACCCGGTGAGCATGAGCGAGGCGCGGGCCACCCGCGACGAGGACTGCCGGCTGTGGTCGCCGCGCGACGCGCTCATTTCCATCCTGCGCGACATTGACGAAGGCAAGGTCGCTCCGGACGCGTTGATCTGCATATACCGCGAGCGCGGCGACGACGGGAGTACGCAAACGCATTTTGCCGCTGCCTCGCCGGACATCCACACGTCTCTCGGGTTGTTGACGCGCGGGCAGTTCAGGTTGATGGAATGACCAGCGCCGGCCTGAACGCATGTATCGAGGGGCTCGATGGCGAGTATCCCGAAACCATATGGTTCTACCCCGCCCAAGGGGAGCCGGAGCGCTGCGGTTACGTCCGCATGGATCGCTACACGGACCTGTTGCGGGCGCTTGGACAGGCGCGCAGGCTGGTAGACGCCGTGAAGGCACAGGCAGGCGTAGCGGACCCCGCCCTCCTCGCGAAAACTGACCACGCTATCCGAACGGCTCTGTCTGAGGTATATGCCAAGGTCTTCGCAGCGGGGGCTACGCACTGATGGACGACGAAGACGAGAGCATCGAGGGCGAGTACGTCGAACTTCCGGACGATGACGAGACCGACGTAGAGGACACCGAAGACGGCGGCGCGCTGGTCACGATCGGCGGCAACGCCAAGCGGTCGGCCGACTTCTACGAGAACCTCGCCGAGACGATGAGCGAGAATGATCTCGACCACCTCGCCTCGTATTTCATCGACCTGATCGAGCGCGACCGACAGTCGCGCAAGCGGCGCGACGATCAGTACGCCGAAGGCCTGAGGCGTACTGGCCTAGGCGACGACGCACCCGGCGGCGCCACTTTCGAGGGCGCCTCGAAAGTCGTGCATCCGATGCTGGTGTCGGCGACAGTCGACTTCGCCGCGCGCTCGATCCGCGAACTGTTCCCGGCCGAGGGTCCGGTCAAGGACGCGATCCCGGGCGACATCTCGCCGGAGAAGGTCCGTAAGGCCAAGCGCAAGACCGCGCTCATGAACTGGCAGCTTACGGTACAATGCCCCGAGGCGCGCAGCGAGATCGAGCAGATGCTCACTCAGGTGCCGATGGGCGGCGCCCAGTACATCAAGCTGTCGTGGAATGAAGGGCGCAATCGCCCGAGCTTCCTGTTCGTTGCAATCGACGACATGTTGCTGCCCTACGCGGCCTCGGGCTTCTACTCGGCGCAGCGCAAGACGCACGTCCAGTACCTGACCCGCGTCGACTTCGAGCAGCGGGTCGAGTCTGGCGAATACCGCGACATCGCGCTGAGCGCGGTCTCGCTGATGCCGGATCAGACTGACGCGGCCAAGGCCAACGACAAGATCGAGGGCCGCGACGACACCAGCTACAACGAGGACGGACTGCGCGAGGTCTACGAGGTCTTCGCCCTGTGCTCGCTGACGCAGAAGCGCGGCAACCGCGAAGGCGCCGACGACAAGGCCGAAGGCGACGAGGGCATCGCCCCGTACATCATCTCGATCGACAAGACCTCAGGCAAGGTCCTGTCGATCTACCGCAACTGGGACGAACTCGACGAAAGCCGCGAGGAATTGCAGTGGTTCGTCGAATTCCCGTTCGTGCCGTGGCGCGGCGCCTACCCGATCGGTCTTCCGCATATGATCGGTGGACTGAGCGCTGCCGCGACCGGCGCGCTGCGCGCCCTGCTCGACGCCGCGCACATTCAGAACACGCCGTCCGGCATGAAGCTCAAGGGCGTGACCCGGGGCGGGCAGGACGTCGCGCCGCAGCCTGGCGAGATCACCGAGATCGAAGGCGGCCTGGTCAACGACGACATCCGCAAGCTGTTCATGCCGATGCCGTACAACCCGCCATCGACTACACTGTTCAGTCTGCTCGGGTTCATTGTCGACGCGGCGAATTCGGTTGTCCGGACCACGTTCGAGGACATGGCCGAGCAGCGTGCCGACGTGCCGGTCGGCACCACACTCGCCCGCCTCGAGCAGGCGATGGTGGTCTACCGCGCGATTCACGGCCGGCTGCATGACGCCATGCAGCGGCTGCTGGCCATCCTGCACCGCCTCAACGGCATGTATCTCGACGACGAGAAGATCGAGAGCGAGCTCGGCGAGGAACTGGCGACCCGGGCCGACTTCGAGGGGGCGATGGACGTCGTCCCGGTCAGCGATCCGAACATCTTCTCCGAGACGCAACGCGTCATGCAGGGGCAGGCCGTTGGCCAGCGCGCTGCGGAACGCCCCGATCTCTACGATGCGCGCAAGGTCGAGGAATTCATTCTCTCCTCGCTCAAGATCCCCAACGCCGAGACCATGCTTGTGCCGCGCGTCGAGCCGAAGGAGCAGAACGCGGTCAACGAGAACGTCGCGGCCATGGTCGGCCGCGCGATCACGGCGTTCCCCGAGCAGGATCACCTTGCGCATATCCAGACGCACCTGACCTTCATGATGAGCCCGGTGTTCGGGCAGAATCCGCTGTCGGCGCCGGTCTTCCTGCCGGTCATGCTCGGGCATCTCAACGAGCACGTAAGCTGGTGGTACGCGTCGGAGGTCTTCAAGAAGGCGAGTGCGGCGATCGGCGTCGACCTCGGCGAGCAAATGAAGGGCATCAAGGACGACCACGAGAGCCGGCGCATGCTGGACCGCATGCTGGCCGAGGCGACGCAACTCGTCGTTCAGATGGGCCAGCAGCAGTTCGAGCAGTTCCCCGCGATCATCCAGCAGGCGCAGCAGGTCCTCGCCCAGTACGCGCCCAAGCCGCCGGTCGATCCGAAGGCCGAGGCGGCCATGCTCAAGATCCAGCAGACCGCGACGATTGCCCGCGAGGACAACCAGGCCGACATGCAACTCGAGGTGCTGCGCCAGAATAGCGAAGACCGGCGCAAGTCGATGGACCTGCAAGTCCGCAAGCAAATGAACGACGACGACAACGCAACGGCCGCGACGATCGCCGCAGCGGAGATCAATTCAGGCGAGCGCGTTTCGATGTCGACCGGTGGGGGCTCCGGTCCAAACCCCTGACAGAAAGGAGGCCGTTCATGGCGAGAAAGAAGAAAGAGGCTGAGCAGGTCGATCAGGCCGAGCAGAACGACGCGAAGGATGAGGGCGGCAAGCCTGACACGTCCGAGCGGGCCCGGCAGTTGCAGATGGGCAAGCGCGACCAGTGATTGACCAGATCCTCAACGCGATCAAGGAAGCACAGAAGGATACCGCGATGGAGACCATGCGTCTGACGTCCGGGGACGTCTTCGCGCTTGGCGTCCAGATCGGTATGTTCCGGGGCCTTGAGCACAGCGAGAGGATCATAGAGAAACTTCTCGACGAGCAGGACCGGCGCGACCAGCGTCGGTGAAAAGAGGGTGTGATGTCCGACTTAGAATACGCGTTCAAC